TGAAACAAGACTTAAGAACAATGATTATGAGATGACCGAGTTAATCAAAACATTCTATAACAAAAAACTCGAACTATTAAAAACACAAATCAATGATTACAGCGAAATATAGGACTCCAAGACAAAATCTATTCAAAAGAAAGATACACAATGTGGACCAGGATATAGTCAATAACATAGTAAAGCAAATATCTATTGTCACTAATTTACCTGAAAAAGTGATCACTAAAAAAGGTAGATATAGACCTCAGGTACTTGCTCGTAATATGTGCTTCTATATCCTTCATGTTCACTATAAACAAAAAGCCGCGCAGATAGCTCCTTATTTTAATAAGGATAGAACTACAGTTTTACATGGCATTAACACCTTTGTAAATGATGTAGAAGTAGTTCCTTACTATATGGAGCAATATCAGACAGTAAGAAGCAAAATAAAGATTCCTAAATTATATTCAGAAAACTATTAAAACAAACACTATGCTATCAACATTCGCACACATGAACGAAACAGACAAAAAAATCTTTGTCGCTAAGATTATCCACAACATGAACTACAGCCAATCAAGTTTTGAAACTATGGAAGCTATAGTTAAAATGTGGGAACAATATCCAATCAAACAAGCAACCTTTTTTACACAATCAAATCAATTAACAAATGGAATTGCAAACAACTAACACACAAATTCAAGCTCCTAGTTACCAAATGGTCAACAAGGACTCTATGCTATCCTTATCTAACGAGCTTAAACGCTTTGTAAAGGATGCACACTTAGTATCTAACATTAAGGGTAAGGACTATTGTAACGTAGAAGCCTGGCAGATGGCAGGAGCTTCATTAGGCTTGTTCCCTATCATTACAAGCGTACAAGACTTATCAAGTGAAAAAGAGATTAAGTATATGGCTACTTGCGAAGTTAGATCATACCAAGACAATAAGTTAGTGTCTGTAGGCATAGCAATATGCTCTAACAAAGAGGGTAGCAAAAAATTCTTTGATGAGTATGCTATCTTATCTATGGCACAGACTAGAGCAGTAGGTAAAGCATTCCGTAATCAATTAGCATGGTTGATGAAAGCGGCTGGATTTGAAGCAACACCTGCTGAGGAGATGGATTTCGTACATGAAGAGCCGAAAAAAACCTCTAAGCCAGTACAAACAGTTGTAGCTGAAATCTTAGAAGAAGAGCCTACAAGAGAAGAAATCATGATGGAGGTAGCTAAGTGTACTAAGGTTAAGCAATTGACTGATGTTTACTATACTTATAAGCAAACATTTGATTCTGATGAAACATTGATGAAGGTATTAAAAATGAAAAAAGAAAATCTAAAGTAATATGCCAATAATAATACCACCGCCAACAATTTATTCAGATAGTTGCCATCATCATTCACCAAATGAAGGAAAGGAAATTTTAGCATTTTGGTTGGCATTACACCTATTGCCTATGTTATGGGTTATAGGGTCATTTATTGTTAATTTATTTAAAAGAGATAAATACTATGGCATAATTGAAAGTAATGTAGAATCATGGTTAATATTCACTATTTTATGTGCTATTGATATACTTATTCTTCTAACATTTTTTGTTTACGAATTAATTTAAAAATATGAACCTAACATTATTACCAAAAGTAGAATTAAGCTCTATTGAGCCTAACAAATTTGCTATTGAGTTAATCAAGTCGCAGATAGTAGATCACTTTACGCAGACTGGTGAGTCACCATTAGAGTTGCTAGTTAAGTCAGAGGCTGTAGTACAGCTTTTAGAAGGCATTAGAGCTGATTTAAAGGAGTTAGTACTAGATGAGCTTAGTAAATATCCTGGAGGCAAGGCTGAGGTCTTAGGAAGCGAAATGGCTAAGTTTGAATCAGGTGTTAAGTATATCTATGACCAAGACTATACTTGGAGCAAGATGAATGACCAATTAGAGTCTATGAAGTTTGCTATCAAGGAAAGGGAGAAGATGCTTAGAACACTACCAACCTCTATGGTTGATCCTGAATCAGGCGAAATGGTGATACCTGCTCCTAGAATTAGCACTACAACCTTTAAGATTAACTTAAAGAAATAAAAACTTTGACCACCTCAAGATATTAAATATTTTTAACCAAGATAGTAATTAGGGAACTTGGGGTGGTTATTTTAAACTACAAACATGAAACAAACGATAATATTTTTATACGAGTTGGTAAAGTTTATAGTAATATCAATACCACTAGCAATATTGCTATTTGTAACATTAACCATAATTAGTAAATTCAAGAATATATGATGGAGATTGCAGGATTAGAGAACTCAGTACCAGTGAGGATGATTTATGTTGACGATAAAAGTGAAGTATTGTTTAAATCTTTAGCTCATGCAGCAAGGAATACAAGAATCACACAAGACGCAATAAAGAAGTCACTTAATCCGTTACTGAAGCGTAGATTTAAGCACAATGATAGAGATGTGATTTTTAGGATAGTTAAGAATATTTAGTATATTTGCAATGTATTATGCGACAATACATTTAAGATTTTATTGGGTGGAGGATAAACAGGTAGTCGCATTACCTGTGAGTCTGAAGCCCTTTTTTATTTTATGAACAATTTACAAGACCCATTTATCTTATCTATTGATGAAGAAGGGCACATTTATGATTGCAAATCATACTACAGATTATTAAGAATTAATGAATTAATAGCACTTAAAATGGCTATTGATAAAACTTACAATCATTATTTAAATGATAATCTAACTGATGAAGATATTTATGACAGAAATATAGATAGTTCCGAAATTTATCAGCAAAGATTTAATGAATATGTGCAAAGTATACCTAAAAGACAGAAAGATGACAAAGGGTACATATACTTAATGAAGGATAATAGAAATGGTCTAATTAAAATAGGCTATTCAAAATACCCTGAATTTAGAGAAAAAACTCTTCAATCCGAAGTACCTGATATTGAAATGATATATTACAATTTTGGTAGAATGAAATTAGAAAAGGAATTACATAAATCATTTAATCATAAGAGAATAAGAGGCGAATGGTTTGATTTAAACAATAATGATATTGAACAAATTAAAGTGCATATAGATGGAACATCATTTTAATACTGATCACGCAGTAAAATACGGAATAGAAGAGGCTATTGTTATTAATAACTTAGTCTTTTGGATAACTAAAAATAAGGCTAATAGAAAGCATTACTTAAACGATAGAACATGGACTTACAATACTTACAAGGCTTTTAGTGAGATTTTCCCATACTGGAATGAACACAAGATTAAAAGAATATTAGATTCATTGGTTAATCAAAGTGTAATACTAAGAGAAAACTATAACAAAAGTGGTTATGATAGGACTTGTTGGTATGCTTTCAGAGATGAAATGTCGTTCTTAAACAATTGCAATATCCATATTGCAGAAATGCAAAATGGAAGTAACGAAAGTGCAACACCTATACCATATAGTAATACAATTACTAATACATCTATAAATAAATCTATAAATATATCGTTTGATACCTGGTGGGATTTATATGATAAGAAGGTTGGTAGTAAAACTAAACTACAAAATAAGTGGAATAAACTAACTGATGATCAAAGAACACAAGCTATTAGGCATACTAAAGAATATAAGATTGCACAACCTGATAAACAATACCGTAAAAACCCTGATACATACTTAAATAACGAATCATTCTATGATGAGATAATTAAGCCTAAGGAATTTAACCAAGTACCAACTAACAAAATAACTACACAAATAAAACTTAAATAACATGACACCTAAAGAAATTGCAAAAGAATTAATGGATTCATATTCTATATCTTATGGAATTAATCAAAAATGGGAAGCAAAAAATTACTCATTAAAAGTCCTACATCTTTTGGCATTAACTAGCGGTATGAGCTATAAAGAATATTGTGAAATAGCAAAAGAACTACAAGCAATATGATAGCTATTAACCTACCAAAAGCTTTAGATATTGAATCTAATATACTTGGGGCTTTGCTTTTAGACAAAAGGACTATCCCATTGGTTATAGGTCATCTAAAAACTGACATATTTTATGATCTAAAGCACCAAAAAATCTTTAATGCTATTAAGGAAATGTATGATAATAACATATCTATAGACCTTACTACTGTAGCTCAAAAACTTTCCCAAGATAAGGACATACAAGATGTTGGTGGAGCTTATTACCTATCTAAACTAACAGATAACGTAGTTTCTAGTCATCATATCAACTCACATATCGAGATTGTTATTGAAATGTACAAGAAGCGTGAAGCCTATAAAGTGCTTAGAATAGCTGAAAATAGTTGTTTAGACAACGATAGTCAAGCTATAGCTTTACTTTCTGAGCTAAATAGTCAACTTATAGCTTTACTAGAATATGGTAATCTATACGAAAAAAACATAACTGACGTAGTTATGGCTATCAACTTTGCTAGGGACTTAGCAAGTAATGGCGAACTTTTAGGATTTAATACAGGATTCCAAGAGCTTAACCAAACCATAGCAGGATGGTGTAAACCTGATCTATGTATCATAGCTGCAAGACCAGGAGCAGGTAAGACAGCAATGATGCTTTCTAGTATTTATCACTTAGCTATCCTAAATAACGTTCCTACGGCTATTTTTAGCCTTGAAATGAGCTCCGAGCAGCTTGTTGAAAGGTTAGAGTCAATAACGAGTCAAGTGCCCTTAAAACGCCTTAGAACGAATAATTTGAATGACTATGAACGTAAGCTACTTTTAAAGACAGATGACAAGATAATCACAGCACCCATCTACATAGAGGATACTGGAGGAATCAGTATCTCACAACTCAGAGCTAAGGCTACTATTCTTAAGCAGAAGTATGGTATTAAGGTTATATTCCTAGACTATCTTCAGCTTATGAGTGGACAAGGCAAATCAAACCAAAACCGAGAGCAGGAAGTAAGTTTTATAAGCAGAAGCCTTAAAGCCTTAGCCAAAGAGTTGGAAGTACCAATCATTGCTTTATCGCAGTTATCTAGAAAGGTTGAGGATAGGGCTGATAAGCTACCAATGTTGTCTGATCTTAGAGAGTCAGGCTCAATCGAACAAGACGCTGACATTGTTATTATGCTTATGCGACCATCTTACTACGAAATGAAAGAACCTGTAGAAATAGGTGGAAAAGAATATAATCCTGATGACTTAGTTATAGTTAAGGTAGAAAAGAACAGACATGGTAAGACTGGTAATATACCAATTAGATTTATTGGAGAAACAACCACATTTGAAGACTATAAAATTTAAACACATGAAAACAGCAATGCAAGAATTAATTGATTTTATTGAGAGTACTCAATTTCCAAAAGAAGGCTCAGGGAATTACATTTATGAAAAAGCTAAAAGATTACTTGAAAAAGAAAAAGAGCAGCTATTGAATGCATTTAGAGATAATTCTTGGAATAAATCTTTTAATCAATACTACAGCGAAACCTATAACCAAAACAAATAACCATGAAACAAAAATCTATTGACGTAGAAGTTATAGAAGGAGAAGACCTTAACATTGAAAACATGAAAGAACGTATTATAACTAAAGCATGGTATGACACCGCTAGATTTAACGATATAACAGATGTAGCGGTTGGTATAGGCATGGGTACTAGAACACTTTACTTTTACGTTAAGAAACTAAAACTACCAAAGAGAAGTGGACTTAAATAGGAACTATAAGAATACTCGTAAGTTCGACATAGAACAAGCTAAGGCTAAAGATGGCACTTACCAGGCATTATTATTGTTTGCTAGGAACACAAAAATCCTTGTTATACAACAGCCAAAAGCTCTAAAACAGAAATATATGTGGCTTGAATATGAGAATAATGGTAAGCCTAGTGGCATAGCTGATACAAGAGTAGAGTTCTTTGCTATCAACTTTGACCTTAAAGACAGAATCTACTTTATAAGGGCTGAAATGCTTAGAATTAAGGCAAGAAGACACTTTAAATGGGGTAAAACTAAGATAGTCGAGGGCATAAGATATGTAAAAGTTCCAACTGTAGAGATGATACGTTTCGATTAATTGATGTAATTTCGTTTATATGACATACAAAACAGCAAGTGACTTAACCAAGATGATGCTAGAATATTTGAAAGAAAAAGGTAATGTAGTTTGGAGAAATAACAATCTTGCTGTTAAAGGTAGAGGATTTATAGGGAAAAAGGGTGTTGGCGATATTATAGGTTATAGCAAAAAGTATGGTCAATTTATATCATTAGAAATAAAAACTATAGCAGATAGGATGTCGCCTGATCAATTTAGTTTTTTAACAGAATTAGGTGCTAATAATGGATTGGCGTTGCTAGTACAACAAATAAGAGAGGGTGATATAATTATGACTATTTTTAAGGATTACGAAGAGAAAAAGTTTAAATTTGATATAAATAAAAATGAGTTTTATGAAAGTAATTAAAGATTTCCCAGATTATTCTATTACTGAAGATGGTAGAGTTTATAGTCATTTTACTAATAAATACTTAAAGCCATTTTTAAGAGAAAATACTTATGAATATTGGTATGTAAATTTATATAAAAATAAGGTTAAGTCAAAGCATAGTATACATAGACTTGTAGCAAAGACATACATAGAAAATATTGAGAATAAACCACAAGTTAATCATATAGATGGAGATAAGTTTAATAATAACGTTAATAATTTAGAATGGGCTACTGCTTCAGAAAATGGCAAACACGCATATAAACTTGGTTTAAGTAAGGTTTCTGATTATCATAAAAAATGTTTAATTGAAAGACAAAATAAAATAGTATTAGATACATCTAATGGCATTTTTTACGAATCAGCTAAAGAAGCTGCAACTTTGTTAAATATTAATGCTTCAAGACTTATGTCATATTTAAGAGGTGATAGAAAAAATAAAACAAGTTTAATATACGCATAATGGCAAAGGCAATAGGTAATAACAATAAAAAATCCTTCGGGAAGCGTAAAGAAGGTAAGGCAAAGAAATCTTATAACAAACATAGTCCAAGACCTAAAGCATATCGTGGTCAAGGACGCTAAACAACAATTATGGAAAATTTAGAATTAAACAACAAGGCAGAAAATGTAACTAAGACTACTAAGAAAGAAGTTAAGGTTAATGTAGTTCCTAAGGAAAGCAAGTTTGTAACTGCTGAAACTATTAAGTTAGTTGAAGACATCTTAAATGATGGTACAGTAGACATCAAATGGAGAGCACAACTTAAAGAACAAGTAAGAAAATACAAAGGGCATGGAGAATAAGTATGACACTATAGTCGAGTCTGTTATTACGAAGTATAAAGATAGAGCTAACATTGGCTTTACGAAATACGGAACTAACCTTGACAGGACTGACTTAAACACTAAAGAATGGGCTGAGCATTTACAGCAAGAACTTATGGATGCTGTATTATACTTAGAAAAATTTAAAGAAGGAATTAAAAATAGTTTATAAACCAAAACAAATATCATGGCAACACAAAAAGAGAACTTCTTAGGAAGATGTTTCACACTTAGATCAGCTTACGGATCATTTAGAAAAGTATCATTCGGTCCAGAGGACTTAAAGAAACTAAATGAGTTCGCAGCATCTAACAAAGGATGGTGTTCTATCCTTATCAAAGACAAAAAGAACGCAGGACCTGAACAAAGTGATTTCTATTGCGAAATGGATACATTTAAAGCAGGTGATTATAAACCAACGGACAAAAAACTTCCGTTTTAATCTATCGACATGAAAATATATAGAGATATTTTAATCAACTTATCACTTTTATTAGTAGGTTTGTACCTACCATTCGCTTTCATTATCAACAAGTACAATCCTTTAGTATGGGAATGGTATGAAAGATGTTTATACGTTATATCAGTTGCGGTAACAATAGCTTACGGAGTAACTCAGTATAACAAAAAGTAGTATGTTTTGTTTGTAGTTTAATAGTTAGACCCTGCTATTCATAGTGGGGTCTTTTTTTGACTTATATAGGATAAATATGTACCAAAAAGTGCCTTTTTTGACACATAAAAAACCCCCAGATTTTACCTGAGGGTTAACCAAAACTACACACAATCACACACCACACATGAGAGCTATTTTAATTATGACTATTTCTAGTGTCATAAAACTTTGTCAATACTGATCCGTATAGGATTGCCTGATACCTTGTAATAAAGCTATCTACAGATTCATTCACATAGAAGTAATCTTCATTAGCCATATATACAAAACACCTATCATTGTCTTCTTCATCAGCCGTTACACTCGCCACCTGATAGATGTTGATATAAGCATCTGATTCCTCAGAGTTATCCTGGAAATCATAGCTGTCATCTTCCTCTTCGGTCAGTTGTATGATGTGCATTAACATTTGTGATACTATTTTTAAGTACAGTAAGTCGTAATTCCCTAACAATCAACTCAAGCCTAGCTTCTAAGTGAGTCTTTTCTTTCATTAATTGGTTAATCTTAACGTCTACCTCTCTGTTCATACAAATTTACGATTTAATTGATACTGAAATAAAAAGTGCATACTGCATTGTAAACCAATGTAATACACACTTTCTTTATATTTACTAGACTATAGTTACTTTCTTGGCAACCTAATAATCTTACTGCCTAGAGGCATCGGAACAAATATAGCAACTCTTCCGCCATCTAGAACAACTCCACAGCCTAATGTGGGTCTTTTGGGGAAAGGTCGTGAATACTCCATAGCATAGGCATCAATATCGATACCACAGCCTACGTTCATACCGAATATCATATCCTTATCAGATGAGCTATAAAGCACACCTCCAAAGCTATGTATATGACCTATTACTGTTGATTGTCGAGCATCTCTTGCTCTATTGATTGCACCTGCTTGTCCTGATGATCCTGTACCATGAGTGTATAGAACACCGTCTATTTCCCATTCTAAAGCCCATTTCCAGCCTTTAGGAGCATCCCAAGCCTGTTCATAGGACTTGATAAATCTCTCTGGTAAACCGCTTGTTTGAGCCTTTCTTTTATGAAGGGCTGAGTGGTTACCAATACATACTTTTACGTTAGGGAATTGTTTGTACCATTTGTACATAGCAGCTTGTGCTAAATCTGCTTCTCTACCTGCTCCATGACCGTCAGGTTTAGATTCATGGTAACTGATGGCATGATTGTCAACTTCATCTCCAATGTGTACTACCTCAGAGCATTGAAACTTATTCGCTACTTCATAGCAAAAAGCTTTATAGCCTGGATGACAGAATGGTTCATGAGTGTCGCCTATTACAAGGACATTTTTCTTGCTCATTATATGTGGTTTTGGTTTGGTTAGATTTTGTGGTTAGAATATACAGTCTTATTGTTTACTTTTAAAGCATCTAATATCTGCCTTCTGTTCTTACCTACATTGTAACTTACATG